GAAGCAGACAGCGCAGAACACGCTGAGGAACTTGTTTGGGAAAATAATGCAGATTGGAACGAATTTGCGTATGGTGATTGGGAATTGGAAGATGTCGAACAATCTAAGGAAAGGGCGTAAAAATGTTACTAATTAAAGACACTTTATTAGATAAAATCATTTTTGTATTCTGTGCTTTAGCTGTTGTGCCTCTTATTTGGCTTTTAATGGCTCTCTAGGGAACTTTTAGATATAACAGGCGGGGGTAGTATCACCCCGCCTTTTTTAACGCCTTAAAAGCTCTCTATTCAATTATGGCTGTTTTACGAATTGCTAAGCACCAAACCCGCTTTAGGCGGGAACTCTCAAAAATGAGAGGTGGTTATCGTTTATCTCGCTGCTTAACTAAAGGCGTGCAATCCTGTCAAGGTCGCCCAGATACTAGCCAGCTTGTTTATCTCTATCCATCACCACAATGTTTAGAAGGGCTGGGTCATAGCCCCGTCTTATTGAGGACTAGACCAATAAAAAAGGGCTTTACAGGTAGCTTTATGCTGAAACGACTTAGAAAAATGGGCTTGCGACACTTTCCTAAATCCATAAAACCACCTATAAAACCCTGTTTTGAGTGTTTCAGTCCTCAACGCTGAGAATTAAACCACAACTTTTTGAAAGGTGCAATATGAATCAAGCAGAAAAAGACGCAGAGCAGTGGTATCGCACACACGCACGCATGGAAGCGAGGCGGTTAATTGAAGCCAAAGAGCTTGGTAAGCCTTACTACATTGACAGAGGGGGCTATGTCATTACGCCAGAGCAGCCCAAAGTGAAAAAGCCCTTGTGCAAGAAAACAACACCACTTGACAATCATGATTAGTTGTGTTATAATGATTATGTAGATGGGAAATCATCTACTGTTCTTTAACCTAACTATGAAGGAATAATTATGTCAGACACATGGCGTAAGGAGTGGCGTTATCAAGTTCTCAAAGATGGCAAAGTTGTTAGCACTTGGCAGAGCAAAGAAAGAGCAAAGCAAAAGGCTAGAGAATTTGAAAGTCTGGGGCATAAGACAGAGATCAAAAAGGTCGAAGTTGAGGTCATGCCTGTTAGCTTGTTTAACGACATCTTTGGAGTGAACTAAACCAGCCCACCCTTCGGGGTGGGTTTTTCTTTGCCTAAAAACAACACGCACACAAAACTATTGCACTAATCAAAATAATGCTGTAATGTTCTATATGTAGTACCTAACCTAACTATTTATTAAAGGACAATTTGCTATGAATCTTTGTAAAGATTGCCAGCATTATGAGGAGCAGACGGGCTATTGCCTACGCACCTCACGCACTGATCCCGTAACGGGAGAACCCAAATTCTATTTTGCAAGAATTGAGAGAGAGTATTCCATCTCAACTGGCTGCGGTATGGTCGGTCAATTCTTTACCCCAATTCGATCCCTCAAATGGACAGACGAGGAATTGGATGATCTCTCTACCATTCCATTCGGTAGATAACCTAACTAGGAGTAGATGATGAATAAAGTACCTGATTTTCCAGTCAAGAAAAAGCCTGGCAGACCAAAAAAAGATACCCAAGTATCTGAGCTAGATCGCCTTAAGAACCTCATTGGTCGGCAAGATGATTTGATTGCCCAGCTACAAGATGATTTAAAAGATGTTAAAGCGGAGTATGAGCTTCTAGATCAAGATCTCGGGATGTTAGAAGGCAAGATCGAATCTTATCGTGAGATCCTCAAAACCTTACTGGAGATTACAGAATGAAAGCATTTCCAAAATCATATAGTCAATACCCAACAAATGACGGGATGGATCTAAAAGATTATTTTGCAGCTAGAGCTATGCAAGCCATGATTGGTCAATGCACCAACGGCAATTTTGACGATTTTGTGATTGCTAAGGCTGCTTATCAAATGGCTGATTTCATGATTAAAGAAAGGAATTCAAGTGAACAATCAAGCTGATTTTGCTCCAGAAGTTCGCAGATCCGCTATCTGGTCGGGTGACAGNCGTAANGTNGCTAATGGCAAGATGGTCGATGTCATATTAGAAAAGCAGGGCAAGAAGGAGATCCCTGATTTATCGCATATTGAAGCCGTACAGATGGGTCATGTCATGCAGCCCTTAATAGGCAGACTAGCTCAGGACAAGCTCAAGAAGGAGTTAAAAGATGCAGACTACAGCATTACTCATCCCAAGCACCAATGGTTTCGTAGTCATTTTGATTTCATCAGTGCTGATGGTTCTATGCTTGTTGAAGCAAAAAACTACAACGCTGGAGTTCGTGGGAAGTTTGATACTGACAGTAATCGGATTCCTGATGCTGACTACGCCCAACTGGTTCACGAAGCTGCTTGTCATGGTGTTAGCTCTATTGTCCTGGCTGTGCTTTTTGGAGGGCAGGAATTTTGCACCTTTGAGTTCAATATTACGGATGTTGAAAAAGATGATCTCATTAAGAAAATGGCTACTGTATGGGGGTTTTGCCAAGCAGGAACGCTCCCGCCAGCCGAAACCATTGAGCAAACCAAGATCATGTACCCCGAAAGCAATAGTGCTGCGCTGGTGGCTACTCAGCAGGTCGAAATGGCTGTTGCTCAACTTAGGGATATTAAGAATCAGATTAAGCATCTTGAGAGCGCTGAGGAAAATATAGAGGTGCAGATCCGTAATCTCATGGGATCAGCAGAAGAGATCAGAGCAGTCGATGGCACTAGCTTAGTCACTTGGAAGTCTAGCAAGATGAGCAAGCGCTTTAGTTCAGATCTATTCAGACAAGCGATGCCTGACATTTATGACAAGTTTGTAATAGAGCAGCCAGGTTCACGGAGGTTCTTAGTCAAATGAATAACATAGATTTTGCAATATGGGTGATGACAGCCAGTTCTGTCATAGATACTGTCCTAACTATTATGGAGAAATTAACATGAGTAATTTAGTTGCATATTCAGAGATGGAGCAGATGGCTACCGCTATTGCTGCCAGTGGTTTATTTGGCATGAAGGATAAAAACTCAGTCTTAGCACTGATGGCAGTCGCTCAAGCTGAAGGGTTACATCCCGCTACAGCAGCACGGGATTTTCATATTATTCAGGGCAGACCAGCTCTCAAGGCAGATGCAATGCTGGCACGCTTTCAAAACGCAGGTGGCAAAGTCGAATGGAAGGATTACAAAGATGACAAAGTTACAGGAGTTTTTTCACANCCCAACGGGGGTGACCTTGCGGTTACATGGACCATTGAGCAAGCTACCAAAATCGGTCTTGTNAAACCNGGAAGCGGATGGCAAAAGTTCCCCAGAGCGATGCTACGAAGCCGTTGTATTTCAGAGGGGATTAGATCAGTTTTCCCAGGATCTGTTACTGGCTTCTACTCACCCGATGAAGTCGAAAACTTTGAAACCACGCCCGTCAAGCCTAAAGTATTAAAAGAGATGGGATCAGTTATTCCCAATGTAGTCGAATTATCAGCGTTACCAGAGGATATTCCTGATATGGCATTGCCTATGTATGTGCCAGGTTCAGATGAACCCTATGCACGCTATATCTGTTTAGATGATTGGATTGATGGGTTTGCAGAGATGCACGCCAAAATTCATGAATCTAGCAAATTTACGGCAGAGGAAAAGTTCGAGAAGATCAAAAAATTCAGGGAAGTAAATGAAGCCTATACAAAAACATTTGACGGCAATACAACAGCGAAATTCTTATCCAAGCTCTCAATCCACAGAAAGGAAATCAGTAATGGCTAATGGACATATCGCCCAGATGGGCAAAGGGGTGTTATTTCAAAATGAGAAAAAACACGAAAAATCACCTGATTGGAAAGGCACTCTATTGCTTTCTGAGGACTACAAAGCAGGGCAAACTCTCAAGATAGCAGGGTGGACTAAGCAAACGCCTAAAGGCAGCTTAATCAGTCTTTCTGAGGACAACTGGAAGCCAGATAATGGCGGTACATATCCAAAGGAGGTCAATCGTGTTCAAGATGGCGATGTTCCTTTTTAGTCTAATGCTCATGGCTAACTCAGCTTTTGCTTACATGAAGTGTAGTAAAGATGACAACGGAGAAATCTGTTGTTGGGAAACTACAGTAGATGGACCTTTTGGACCACCTGGCTGCTAATGGTTGTTTTAAATTTACCCTACCCGCCTAGTATCAATAACTACTGGATTGCTTCAGGAAACAGGCGTTTTATCTCTAAGCGAGGTAGGGAGTTTAAAAATGCAGTCGCAGAGTATTGCGCTGAGTTCAGAGTACCTAAATTTGGAAATAAACAGATTTGGGTAGATATTTTTCTGTATCCACGCTCTAAAAAGCTCATGGATGTAGATAACTGCATTAAGCCAATACTGGATGCTTTACAGGATGCTGGTGTATTTGACGATGATGTTCAAGTACATTGG